CGGCAAGCTGGCCAAGTATCTGGATGACCCCGGACAGGCGAAAGCTTTGGCGCAGGCGCTGAAAATTGCCATCAACTCGGTCTACGGTCTAACGTCGGCTACTTTTGATAATCCGTTCCGCAACCCCAAGAACGCCAACAACATTGTGGCGCTTCGAGGGGCTTTATTTATGCGCACCCTGCAGGATGAAGTTGCCAACCGCGGCTTCACAGTAGCGCATATCAAGACGGATTCCATCAAGATTCCCGGTGCAACACCTGAGATCATCGACTTCTGCATGAAATTTGCAACCAAGTACGGCTATACCTTTGAGCACGAGGCCACCTACGAGAAGATGTGCCTGGTGAACAATGCGGTTTATATTGCCAAGTACATGGATGCAGACAAATGCAAGGACCAATACGGGTATATCCCGGAGAAAAACGAGAAGAAAGGCGGAAAATGGACGGCCACGGGCACACAGTTCCAGATTCCGTATGTCTTCAAGATGCTATTCTCGAAGGACCCCATCATCTTCAACGACCTGTGCGAGACAAAAAGTGTCTCCAAGGGTGCCATTTATCTCGACAAGAACGAGGATCTGCCCGAGGGCGAACACGATTATATTTTTGTGGGCCGCGTTGGGCAGTTCTGTCCGATCATGCCTGGTGCAGGTGGTGCACTGCTTCTGCGTGAAACCGGGGTGGATGATGCCGGCGAGCGAAAGTATGCTTCTGTGACTGGAGCGAAGGACTACCGATGGCTGGAAAGCGAGATGGTGTATCAGCTTCACATGGAGGAGTCCATCAACAAGGACTACTTCAACAAGGAAGTAAACGATGCCGTTAAGGAAATCTCGAAATATGGAGACTTCGAGTGGTTCGTCGCAGATGATTCGGGTGAATCGCCCTGGCAAAAGCCTGATATTCCGTGGGATGACGTGCAGGAAGAAGCTGCACAGAATTTTGATAGGAGATGAGATTTATGGGATACGGAAGACTGTTTAGCTCGGATGGCAAATATATGGACCAGGTTTCTAATTTTTACCGCAAAGTTGATGATAACAAAATGTACATCGAAACGGGCAATGGGCGCAGCTTGACTTTCAATCCCGGCGATTTGCTGAGAGACAAACAAGGCGACTGGCATATTAGGAGTGTGCCCGACTTTTATAGCCTCGCTGATATTGTTGATGCGAACTTCAAGAGAGAAGCAAAGAGGGAGACTGCTATGAACGCTGGTTCGATCAAAAACGTTATCTTTAACCCTCCGGCCACGGTTGTCTACTGGACGGATGGCACCAAGACCGTTGTGAAGTGCAACGAGAATGATATTTTCGACCCGGAAAAGGGGCTGGCACTGGCAACCATGGTGCATATTACACTGAGATCCGGCATTGGGTCGAGAAATGCTGGAAGGGCAACCCCAACAAGCCCTGCACGGCGGAACACTCCGCCAATCTCGATGCCGTAAAGGCCTCCATCGAAAAGATGAATCACATTTTCGATGAGATCATTGATGGGACTGTTGCTGGCAATCAGGCCAGGTTTATGAAGAAACTGTGCGAGATGAAGGCTAACCTTGCCGTGATGGAACAGGAACTGTATAAGTAAAGGAGAATGATATTTATGTTTACCAAGCGTCAGAAAGTCAATATCGACGATACTCGTTTTATTTTTAATACCAACTTCTCGGGTGACCCGAGCCGCGACCGCTTTGGCTCCAGCACCCGGCGTGTCAATGTGGTGATCCCGACTCGGGAGCTTGCAGACCATCTGGTGTCGCTGGGTGTCAAAGTCAAGGAGACCCACCCGAACCCGGAGCGCACCTACGATGAGCCCTATGTGCCGACGCTGTATGTCCCGGTCAATGTCAATATGGATTCCAAGTGGCCGCCGCGCGTCTATTGGATCACCACCTCCGGCAAGCGGCTTCTCTGCAATGCGGAAACGGTCGGCCAGCTCGACTTTATCCGCGTCAAGAATGTCTGCCTGCAGGCTAGTCTCGTGGAGAAGAAGAACTTCCCCGGGGAGTACAGCCTGTATGCGGATGTGATGTACGTCGAGCAGGATGCTGATGCTGATCCGTATGCAGAGCGTTATGCCCGCTATGCAGCACCGGAAGCAGATATGGCCGAACCGAACGGCCCTAATGATATTCCGTTCTAAGGAGGTTTCTCTTATGGAAAAATTATTTATCAGCTGCCCGATGCGTGGGCGCACCGAGGAACAAATTCGTAACTCTATGGACCAGATGCACAAGATTGCAGAGGCCATCTTCGATGAAAAATTCGAGGCGATTGACACCTGGATCGCAGATAAAGTACCTGCTACCAATCATGAGCAGCTGTGGTATCTGGGTAAGTCCATTCAGATGATGTCGGAAGCGGACGCCTTTATTGGGGTCTACGATGACCAGAAAGAATTTGATGGCTGCATCGTAGAAAACTACACGGCCAAGCTCTATGGCATTCCGCAGTATCTGGTGAACCTGGCCTATGTCGCGCCGGATGTCATTGAGCGGCGTTTGAACGACAGCTACTAATTGATATTTTGAGTGCCGGGGTAAGTCCTCGGTTGAATGCTCCAGCCGGTGAGTGCCCACGTCGCAAATGGCGTTCTCAGAGGAGGCAGCTCGATTTATATTTTAACTTTGGAGGTTGAACATCATGAAACGGATCAAAGTTTTGAGAATCAAGCCCCATTGCATTCCCGAAATTGTTCGGATTCCGCTTGGTTTGGAGTCTCTCCAAAAAGAAGTTGGAGGAACTATTCAGGCAACGTATCCCTGGGATGATCCTGTGGCGCTGATCTGCAATGAAGAGGGAAAACTTCTTGGATTTGGCATTGATAATTTCAACCGAACCCTCCTGACCGATGATGGCACACCAATTGATGTTATTGCTGGAACATTTTTGATTACAGGTTTGACAGAGGATGACTTTGGCTCGCTGAGTCCTGAACTTTTGGCAAAATACGAAAAAATGTTCCACTGCCCTGAACGATTCTGGCGCACCATCGACGAGCATGGGAGAACGCATTTAAAGATTGATTATGAACCGGAGAATACCGTAAAATAATCTGTTTTCTTTACAATACGAGAGCTTCAGAGAAATCTGAGGCTCTTTTTATTTGAGTCATTAGCATGGGCTGTACGGTGGGTTCGATTCCCGCATGACTCGCAACTGGGCAGAAACCCGAGCATAAAGCATTGGAGGATTGATATTTATGGGCAACCACTACGGAGGCACAAGGACGAACAAGCCCTGCCAGAAATGCGGCAGGATGATGTACAACGTTCCGATTGCGCGGAAATACTGCAACATGTGCAAGTGCGGATTCCCTTGTGCAGACGAAGGATAGACCACCGAAACCACAGCGGAAAGGTCCTACGTTGGAGGAAATCATGCATGAAGCGGATAAGGAGGGCTTACAATATGCGTCCTACTGCAAAAAGCACGGACTCTACTAATCACCAACAGCGACTCTGGAAAGTCTTTTATAAGGATGGAAAAGAGCTTTTCAGATACACAGCCAAAGAAGAGGGCGAGGACGAAGAAGAAGCGACAATTGCTCTGCTCGCCTACGAGAACCACTGCAGAAAAAGTTCAATTCATACTCATTTGGAATGGAGGTAATTACCCTGATGGCAGGAGTTATGCTCTACGACTACCAATTGGATGCAATCAACCGTATGAAAATCGGCTGCATCTTATGCGGAGGCGTAGGAAGCGGAAAATCGAGAACGAGTTTGGCGTTCTATTACAAACTTTACGATGGGGAGGTGAATACGGAGAATTATGTTCGTATGACAGAGCCCCCGGATCTTTACATCATCACGACTGCCCGGAAACGGGATACCGGCGAGTGGGACGAAGAGCTGGCTCATTTCTATATGGGGACGGCCCCGGAGCATGATATTTACGAGCACAAGGTCGTCGTAGACTCGTGGAATAATATTGGAAAGTACATTGGCGTGAAGAACGCCTTTTTTATTTTTGATGAGCAGCGTGTCGTCGGCAGCGGCAAGTGGGTTAAATCGTTTTTGAAAATCACGAAAGAAAACGAGTGGATTCTGTTGAGCGCCACACCGGGAGACTGCTGGACCGATTACATCCCGGTGTTCATCGCCAATGGATTTTTTCGGAACCGCACAGAGTTTAATAACCAACATGTCGTTTACAGCCGCTTCTCAAAGTACCCTAAAATCGACCGCTACCTGAACACTCAGAGGCTGGTACGCCTGCGGGAACGGATTCTGGTTGATATGGACTTTGAGCGGGCCACAGTGTCTCACCACGAGAACATCTTTGTGAACTACGATAAGCCAAAGTACCTGCAAATCTGCCGGAACCGATGGAATCCTTGGGAGGACAAGCCCATTGAAACAGCTAGTGAGTTCTGTTATTCATTGCGGAAACTGGTCAACTCGGATCGGAGCCGCCAACAAGAAGTCCGTGATATTTGCATGAGCAGGCCGCGAGTCATCATCTTCTACAATTTCGACTATGAACTTGATATTTTACTCGGATTGAATTATGGAGAAGGCGTTGAAGTTGCACAATGGAATGGCCATAAGCACCAGCCGATTCCCGATGGCGATAAGTGGGTTTATCTCGTGCAGTATAACGCCGGGGCCGAGGGCTGGAACTGTATCAAGACCGATACGATTATATTCTACAGCCAGAATTACTCCTATAAAATCATGGAGCAGGCTGCAGGACGGATCGACCGGCTGAACACCCCGTACAAGAATCTATGGTACTACCATCTGAAGTCGAGAGCGGGGATTGACCTTGCGATTTCGAGGGCACTGAACTCGAAGAAAGCGTTTAACGAGAGGAAATTTTATGGAGAGTAACAACTATGGCTTATAAAAATGGAGGTGCTTATGATGAGCACAATTCATGACATCAGAATCTGTAGCACAGAAATCGAAAAATCAATCGTACTGGAACTCCAGGCAAATTATCATGAGGTGAAAATAAAGGCCATTAAGTATGGCCCGAATGTACCTAAGCGATATAAAGGTTCTGTTAAACTCTATATGCCGAATACTTGTAAGGATGATAACGGCAAAGAATTACAAGGTGTCGCTGTATTTTTCGATGAATCAAATCACATCCAAGAAGTTATTACGGTTGAGAAAAAATCAAAGGAGGAAGACAAATGATTAAAGATTCTGGAGATCGCACGGAGTTTGAAACCGGTGCAAAGCGTGATATGCACGCAGGGAAGGGGCGGATGGACCTCTTGCCTTGGTACGGCATCATGGAAGTCAGCAAGCACTGCGAGGAGGGCGCACTGAAGTATGGCGAGCACAATGTTGACAAGGGCATCCCTCTGCATTCGCTTCTGGACAGTGCTTCTCGACATCTGGCAAAGTACATGGTCGGCATGGACGATGAGGACCACCTGCGCGCTGCCTGCTGGAACTTGCTGTGGGCTCTGAACCAGCGGGTGACGCACCCTGAACTGGATGATAGGTTTACGGTCAAGGAGAAGAAAGTGGCCAAAATGGTCTTGACTAAATGTGCCAACTGCGGCAAGGAGTGGCCTGTGAGCGAAGATGACTGGGTGCGCATGTGCGCATGGTCTTTTAACCTTAAGCGCGACAGTGCTATCACTCGTTGCCCGGATTGCTGTAAAGTGGCACGTATTTATAAGGTGGGCGAGGTAAACGCTGATGAATAACTGGATGCGCGAAGTGGACTATGCGACCTACTGCCCGAAGTGCGAGAACTTCAAGGTGCTGGAGACGGACGAGCCCTGCAATGAGTGCCTGACGGAGTGTGCGCGGGAGGGGACTGTGAAGCCCGTGAAGTTTGAGGAAGCAAAGGTGAAAATTAAATGAGAAATATGTCTAAGAAGACACGAAAACTTATTGATCGAAAGGTCGTCCATAAGTATTTCTGGTTCGATTATTTGGAGGGAAGCATATTCTATCACTCAAACCATGTTTGGCCTGCACGTTTGTGGATTGGTGATGCAATCGACCATAATGACGATACTCAGTGTTGGATGTATGTGCCAGCTCATAAAGAATATGTGCAGGCAATTCTGATTGTGAAAAAGGGCGTGCCACTTTCTCCTAAAGTTTCTGAATGGATTAACCGTCGCCGAAAAGAATTTGGATGCAAAAAAGGAGGACTTCGTAAAAAATATGTTGCGCAAAATCGTTGATTTCATCAAAGAGATATTCTAGACAGAGCCGATGCCGGCAATAGTTAATACTCTGCGGGAGTTGACTATGAAGCCCGTGAAGTTCGATGAGAAGACGCGAAAATAACAGGCTCCTTTATGAGATGATTAGTCTTAGAATTATATTTTGGAGGTAACAAAACTATGATCGTTTTGAACATCAAATGCAAAAATCCGGAGGAAATGGCTAAATTTCGTGATCGCATGTGCGAGGCACTGGTTGGATCACCGGCATTCGAAAATAATGAAATTGCAGTGTGCGACTTTACAGACCTTGATAAGGCGTTTTCGATATTTATCGGCAATTCCAACGACCATGATGTGGAATATGATTTAATAGATAAGGACTTTATGGAACGTTAATACGAGCTAATCATTAACGCGAGAGCCGTGGAGAAATCTGCGGCTCTTTATTTTTATCGTTGAAGGAGATGCTTGTATGCAACGTATGAACATCAAATGTTGCCATTGTGGAGACTATACCCCATTTATCACAGAGGAGAACATTGAGGTTATTCCTCAAGTTAATCTCACAAGAACCGATATTGATATTTTGGGCGATATCGCCGAAGCATTGGCGGAATGCGGTTGCTTCGGTGCGTGTGATTTCTTACGCCGGGTTCAGAGCGAAGTAACCAAAATTGTAGAGTACCAGGAGGAACGGTGAACGCTAAATGATATTTGCTGAAGAGGATCTGAACTCTTTGAATGCTATTGCTGGACTATTGGCTTTATTCGGGTGTGATAGTCAGGCTGGCTGTGTGCTTTATATTCAGCATAAAATTGCAAAGACCATGGAGGCCGACGAAAGGAAATGCAGAAATGAGAAACATGTCTAAGAAAACCTGGAAACTCCGGGTTTGGAATCACATGACCGAGATGCAGAAGTTGGATATTCTGCTGAAGCATGCTAAGGTTCCGCATACTTATGAACGTCGCTGGCCAGAGATGGACAGACCGGACTGTCAGGAATATCTCCCGGGCGGACGACACGATGGTGGTGAGCAAATCACTGCATATGATGCTGCTGGAAATCGTATCTGGGATGGCATTTGGGGTTGGGG